ATTAGAAACTACTATAGAATGGGAGATGGTATATTAGATGGTTATCCTATCATACAAGACCAAACAAGTCCTAATCTTGCACATATACCTACTACTAATTTAGTACCTTATAGTGAAGATTTATCACAATGGACTATAGCTAATGGTACTTTAACACCTAATGCAACTGTATCTCCTGATGGAACACAAAATGCAGATAAAGTCGTTTTTAACAATACAGGTTTAGATTTAAAGACAACAGTTACAGTTGTAGCAGGAGAAAGATACACTATAAGTTTTTACATAAAATTAGAAAGTGGTACAGGTTTACAAGGTAGATTTTATGATAACAGTAATAGTGCTAATATAGAATATTACGACTTTACAAGTCAAGTACAAGGAACTGAATGGTCTAGGATAACTAGGTCTGTAACTGCACCTAGTGGTTGTACTGAAATGCAAATATGGTTACTTACAGCTTCATCAACTTTAGTTACTGCTTCTTTTTGGGGTGCTCAATTTGAAGCACAATCACAAGCTACTGCATACCTAAAGTCAGATGGTATAGCAGCAGTAAGAAAATCATCTACTACTAACTTAATACCTTATAGTGAAGATTTTGAAAATGCTGCTTGGTCAATTTCTGAATTATCTTTTGGAAGTAAAGTTACAAGTCCTATAGGCACTAATGATGCTATAACAATTATTGAAACAGATGCTACTGCACAACACAACATATATGATGAAATTGTTGGATTTACAAATGAAGCACATACTTTATCTTGCTATGCTAAATTAGGAACTAGCAGTAATAGAGGGATATTTTTAAGAGTAAGAGATGGTAATACTTCAGGAACATCTTATGGTATAGCTTGGTATAACCTTTCTGATGGTACATTTACAATGTCAGGTGGTATTTCAGCTAACATAGAAAATGTAGGTAATGGTTGGTATAGATGTAGTTTAACTGTAACTGCACCTAGTGGTAGTACATACTGTTTAATTGGATTAGCAAATGGCAACTCAAATTATTATGATGGAGATGGAACAAGTAATGTTTTAATTTGGGGTAGTCAAGTAGAAAAACAAACACAAGCAGAAACGTATGCTAAAACAACAGGATTACCAGTAACAATAGATTTATTTACAGAAAATAATTACGGAACAATGACAAATCAGAGCAGTTCTGACATTGTTGAAGATACACCTTAAAAAATTAAAATTATGATATATACAACACCAAACACAAGTTTATTGACTGAAGTAGATGCAGAAGGAAACCCTGTATGCGACTTTTCACAAATTATAGAGGATAGTCCTGCAACTGTAAGAAAGTCATTAGATGGTACATTATTTATTGCTAAATTTATGGGAGAAACTCCATCTTTTTTAGAAGGGTTAGACCAATATACTCACGAGGAGATATTAGCAATAGTAAGAGGTTCTGATTGGACACCTGAACAAGAATAAAATTAAATTATGGAAAACATACTAAGTGTAGATTTATCAAGTGCAACAAGCCCTATAATTGAAGAAGTTAGAGGAAGGGATTATATAGAATATGGTACAGAGGAATGGAGAAACCTCTATCCACAGTTCTTAATAGACCTTTACTACAATTCTAGTACACATGCGGCTATTATCAATGCTACAAGTGAAATGATTGCAGGGGATAATATTGTTATTGATGATGAAGAAGAAGCACAAAGAGAAAATTTAGACAGGTTAGTTAAGCTTAAAAACTTTTTCTTTCACGCAAATGGTAAAGAAACTCTACACGAAGTAATTAAAAAAATATCATTTGACTTTAAACTACAGGGTGCTTTTGCATTACACCTTATATGGAATAAAGCTAAAACAGAAATCGTAGAAATCTACCATATCCCTGTTGAAAGGGTTAGGGCAGGAAAGCCAAATGCTATGGGAGTTGTGGATAGTTATTATGTTTCAGCAGATTGGGGTAACACTAGGCAAAACAAACCTACAAGAATAGCAGCATTTGATTTAAATGATAGAACAAACCCTAGCCAACTTTTATACACAGGTTTATATAGTCCTAATATGGACATCTATCACACACCTGATTATATAGCTGCAAACAATTGGGCATTAGTAGACCAAAGGGTAGCAGAGTTTCATCTTAATAACATATCTAATGGTTTTAGTGGTTCTTATATGGTTAACTTCTCAAATGGAGTACCGACACAAGAAGAACGTTTAGCTATAGAACGTAGCTTAACAGATAAATTTACATCAGCTAGTAATAGTGGTAAATTCGTGCTTACGTTCTCTGATGATAAAACTAGAACACCTGAAATATTTCCTATATCTGTTAGCAACGCAGACAAGCAATATCTTGCGTTACAAGAACTTTTAGTGCAGAACATACTAACAGGCCACAGAGTAACCTCTCCAATGCTTATGGGTATTAAAAGCGACACAGGTTTAGGTAACAACGCAGAGGAATTAATGAATGCTGCTGATTTTTATTACAACACAGTAATAAAGCCATTTCAAATACATATAATAAAAGTATTGGCTAAAATATTTAGAATTAACAATATGGACTTGCCTATATCTTTTGTGCAGACAAAACCTATTACATCTAAATTTAGTGTAGAGGATATGAAGTCAGTAATGACACAAGATGAAATTAGAGAAGAACTTGGGTTAGAACCATTAGAAGAAGAAGAAGTTGTAGAAGAAGATGAGTTCAGCAAAGTTGGAATGATAGATGGTAAACCTGTTTTTGACACTATAGAAGAAGCAGAGAAACACGCAAAAGAAATTGGTTGTAGTGGCTATCACGAACACGAACTAGAAGGCAAGACAGTATATATGGCTTGTGAATCACACGACCAAATGCTTAACCTTGAAAAAACAGAATTAGATGCTTTTTTAGAAACTATGGAAGATATTCCTGCTGATTGGGAATTAATATCTGAAGAAATAGTTGATGGGGAACACCAAGATTTTAATTATGAAGAAGAATTAAATAAAATTCATAATACAGAATTAACATCTACAGGTAGGGCAACACCTAATGCTAGAAGTAGTCAAGATGGGTTAAATAAATCTAAAACTGCTTTTTACAAAGTAAGGTATGTATACACCCACGATAACTTCTTAGAAAATAAAACAGGTACAAACAGAGAGTTTTGTACGAAGATGATGAAAGCTAAAAAGATATACCGTAAAGAAGATATAATGAGAATGAGTAAAATACCTGTTAATCCAGGTTTTGGTAAAAAAGGTGCTGCAACATACTCAATCTGGCTCTACAAAGGAGGGCCTCAATGCGAACATTTTTGGTTAAGACAAGTCTATAAAGCACCTAAGACAGATGATAACTATGTTTATTACCCTGATAAGATACAAGATGATAAAAACATAGGTTACACTAAAGCTAAATCAGAAGGTTTTACTGCAAAGAAAAATGACAACTTAGTTGCTAGGCCACCAAAAAGAATGAAGAATCACGGATATTTAAAACCAAGATAATATGGCAGGATATGTACTCTTTATAAGCGAAGATAAACTTAAAAACTCTACTGCAATCAATATGAATGTAGACGTAGATTTTTTGCTTCCTTATGTAAAAATCGCACAAAAAAAATATGTAGAAACTAAGCTAGGAACGAACCTGTTTGTAGCTATACAGGGAATGATAAGTGGTGGAACAATCAGTAACCCTGCTAATGCTAACTATAAATTACTGTTAGATGATTATGTAGCTGATATGTTAGTTCACTTTGCTTTTTACGAAGTATTGCCTTTTTTAAGATATAAGGTTCAAAACAACAACGTAGTAAGTAAAACATCAGAAAATTCAACACCATTAACTAGGGCAGAAGCACAAGATTTACGTTCAGAAATATCTAATACTGCACAGTTTTATGCTGAAAGGTTAGTTGATTACCTGTGTAATAATAGCCACCTTTACCCTGAATACAGTACAAATAGTGGTAGTGATGTCAATCCTGATACGAACCCTTACTATCAAGGAATGAATCTTGAAAAAAGCTATATGCAAGACACTAAAATTACTATAAGAGATTTTTTAGACACAACATATAATTAATGAAAAAATATTATAAAGTAAAAGAAGTAAATAAAACAAAATTAAAATCATACTTGACAAATGCCAATACAAAAAACAGTACAGGACACACTAGAAGTTGCAGCAGTAAACGGAACAGTCCTAAGTGTAACAACGTTCAGTAATTTAGAACTAGCTTTAAAAATAATCTTGCTTGTTATATCTATATTATACACTATAGACAAATGGTATAGTCAAAAGAAAAGGCACAATGAAAAAAAGAAAGCTGAATAGCAAAAACCCTAAATACTTCAAAGAAGAAGAAGTAAAGAAAACACGCAAAGAACTTATAAATAATGTTAAAGGAGTAAAAATTTACGCAGTATATAATATATAAATTTTGAAGCATTTTAATATATCTGAATTTGACAGTCCTGATTTATTTGGGAGTGGTAAAAATATGGACAAAGCTTTTCTTGAGTTATTAGATATAGCTAGGGAAAAAGCAGGTGTGCCTTTTAAAGTTTTAAGTGGCTACAGGACTAAAGAACACAACTTAAAAGTAGGAGGCAGGGTAGGTTCAAGCCATTGTAAAGGTTTGGCTGCTGATATTTATTTACCAAACAATTCAAGGGATAGGTTTTTAATTATAAATGCTTTATTGGAAACAGGAATTAACAGAATGGGGATATCATTCAAGGGCAGATTTGTTCACGTTGATATTGATAGCAGTAAGGAAAAAAATGTCTTATGGACATATTAATTAATTAAAACAATAAAAATGAAAAATTATTTAATCTTAACGATGTTAAAATCAAAAAAAGTATGGTACACAATAGCAGCTATAGTTGTGCCTTTCATAGCAAGAAGTTTAGATGTAGATGAAGTTCACGTTAGTGAAATGTTTTGGGCATTAGTAGGTTTAACAGGTGCACAGGGATTAGCTGATAGTGGAAAGAAGTAATAGATACAGATTAAAACCACACGAGATACAAGTCATTCAGAAACTGCGAGAGCAAGAAATTAGTAATGTATTAGTAATCGGAGACTTGCACGAACCTTTTTGTTTAGACTCGTATCTTGATTGGTGTAAAGAACAATACCACACCTATAATTGCACAGAGGTGGTGTTTATAGGCGATATAATAGACAATCACTATAGCAGCTACCACGAAACCTCAGCAGATGGAATGGGTGGCTTAGATGAGCTAGAATTAGCTATAAAACGTATATCACGTTGGCACAAAGCATTTCCTGTAGCTACAGTTATCATAGGAAACCACGATAGAATCATTATGCGTAAGGCACAAACTAGTGCTATACCTAGTAAGTGGATAAAATCATACAAAGAAGT